TTACAAGATAAGGATGAAGTTGAAAAAAAGGACATACCTTCAAAAAAAGAAGTTGAAAAGAAAATTGAAACAATAAAAAAAGATACAGAAGTAGATAAAGAAAAAGATACCGAAGAAAAAAAAGATGATAAAAAACCAAAAACAGAAAGTGGTGGAACAACAGTAGTTATTGGTGGTATAAGTTATGCAACGGCAAATTGGATGAAATCACAATGGGAAAATGCTGGACTATCAACAAAAAATATTGAATTTATAAATTATAATGAAGGTTCAAAATTAGAAAAACTAAAAGACACTAAAAATGTGACAAAGATTATGGGTTTTTCAGCTGGCGGAAGGTTAGTCTGGAAAGAAATAGATAATAATCCAAAAGACTATGATTTTATTGGACTTATTGACCCATCATCATCAAGGGTTTATAGTAAACTACCATCTAATGTTTATTCACTATCAAACAGTGGTAATTGGGGTGGATATCCATCAATAAAATCAGTTCTCACTTCTATGGAAAAAAATGGTGTATTAACAAAAACCAGCAAAGCCCATAGAGATATTCCGCTAGAATTTTTCAAAAAGCACAAAGATAAATTGGATTAATATAATTTATAAGTAACAAACTTAATTATTTATTCAAAATTACTATAATGTATATTTATGTTATATGGCATACGGAACAACATATGGTTTAGCTTTTCCTTTTGAACAATCATCACTTGGTAAGTATCTTGGTGTTACACAAACTGCTGACGACGAAATAAGAAGTAATTTAATTCATCTTTTATTAACTAGAAAGGGTACCAGATATTTTTTACCAGATTTTGGAACAAGACTATATGAATTTATTTTTGAACCATTAGATGGGCCAACATTTTCTGATATTGAATCTGAAATTAGAGAAAGTGTTGGTAGATATATGCCAGGAGTTTTAGTGACAAATATTGAAATTAAAGAAGCGACTGCAGATTTAGAAGATCCTGGTGCTACATACATAAATTCAGAAGGACAAAGAGAATATCGTGTCCCTGGTTTATCACAAAAAGAATATACAGCAAGAGTTAGAATTGATTATAAAGTGACTAACACTGCATTTGAATCTAATGATTTTGTAATACTTAATATATAATGGCGGAAAAGAAAATATCATACACAACAAGAGATTTTCAGGGAATTAGAACTGAATTAATAAATTTTACAAGACAATATTATCCCGACCTTGTACAAAATTTTAATGACGCTGGAATTTTTTCTGTATTTTTAGATTTAAATGCTGCTGTAACAGATAACCTACAATTCCACATTGATAGAAGTATCCAAGAAACGGTACTTCAATATGCACAACAAAGGTCATCGGTTTTCAATATCGCAAGAACATATGGTTTAAAAGTACCAGGACAAAGACCATCAGTTGCCTTAGTCGATTTCTCAATAACGGTACCTGCTTTTGGTGATAAAGAAAATCTTAGTTATTGTGGTATATTAAGACGAGGTTCACAAGTACTAGGAGGTGGACAACCATTTGAAACGGTTTATGATATTGATTTTTCATCGGCAGTAAACGCAGAAGGTTCACCAAATAGGCTAAAAATCCCAAATTTTGATTCTAATGGTAAGATTATAAATTATACAATCATAAAACGTGAAGTTGTTGTAAATGGTGTTACAAAAGTATTCAAAAGAGTGATAACACCAAACGATGTAAGACCTTTCTTTGAACTTTTTTTACCAGAAAAAAATGTATTAGGAATAACAAGTGTTTTAATTAAAGAAGGAACACAATACGTTACAATCCCACCAACACAAGAGTTTTTGGGTCAAAACAGTAGATGGTATGAAGTCAAAGCTTTAATGGATGATAGAGTATTCATTGAAGACCCAACAAAGACTTCAGATAGTCCAGGAATTAAAGTAGGAAAATACGTAACAACAACTGATAAGTTTATAACTGAATATACCCCAGAAGGGTTCTTTAAAATGACTTTTGGTGGTGGTAATACTTCAGCTGAAGACCAAGTAAGAGAATTTGCAAGAGATGGATTATCTTTTGACCTTTCAAAATATACAAACAACCTAACATTGGGTAGTGCGTTAAAACCAAACACAACAATGTTTATTCAATATAGAATTGGGGGTGGTAGTTCATCAAATTTAGGTATAAACGTTATAAATCAAATTGGTAGTGTAAATTTTGCAGTTAACGGTCCATCTGATAATGTTAATCGTAGTGTTATCAATTCACTAAGATGTAATAATGTAACAGCAGCAATTGGTGGTGCAAACAACCCAACAACTGAAGAAGTAAGACAAATGGTTTCATTTAATTTTTCTGCACAAAATAGAGCTGTAACAATTAACGACTACGAATCAATAATAAGAACAATGCCTTCACAATTTGGGGCACCAGCGAAAGTTACAATTACAGAAGAAAATAATAAAATTAAAATTAAATTATTATCTTATGATAGTGATGGTAAATTGACAGAAATAACATCAAACACACTTAAACAAAATATTGCAAATTACCTATCAAATTATAGAATGATAAATGATTATATTTCTGTTGAGAGTGCAAATGTAATAGATTTAAGTTGTAATGTTGACGTTGTATTAGATGCTAGTCAAAACCAGGGTACCATCGTTACACAAGTTATTGATATAATAACACAATATTTTTCACCTGGAAATAGACAGATGGGTGAAAATGTTTATGTTTCAGAAATAAGAAAAAGAATTCAAAATTTGGATGGTGTTATTAGTATTTCAGACATTCAGTTTTTTAACAAAGTTGGTGGACAATATTCGTCATCACAGACATCACAAAGATATATCGACCCAGAGACAAGACAAATAGAATTAATTGCTGATACTATATTTGCTGAACCAACACAAATGTATCAAATTAGATTCCCAAACAAAGATATTAACGTAAGAGTTCTTAACTTTAAGGGGGTTAACTTTTCTTGATAATTTATTTTTTTTATAAAAGGATTATTTTTCTAAAATAGGAAATAAACTATTTATGAAAAAAAGAAACTTCAATGCCTAAATCATATAGAGTAAGAACCCAGGTTGGGGTTGACAAATCAATAAAAGTTAATTTGGACCAAGATTTTGACCAGATTAATATACTTTCATTAAAAATTTTACAAAGTGATGTTTATAGTAGACAATGTTCTGACTATGGTGTTATAGTTGGTCGTGTTTTTGTAAATTCTGGATTTGGTTTACCAAATGCAATGATTTCTATCTTTATACCATTACAACCAGAAGATGAAAATAATCCGATAATAAGTGAATTATATCCATATCGAAGTCTATCAGATATCAATGAAGATGGTTATAGGTATAATTTATTACCTAAGATACCTTCATATGAAGGCCATGCGGCAACAGGGAACTTCCCAACAAAAGAAGAAACCCTATTAGACCAATCTTATATTGAAGTTTACGACAAGTACTATAAATACACAACAAGAACCAACGAAAGTGGGGATTATATGATATTTGGTGTTCCACTAGGAGCTCAAACTGTCTTCTTGGATGCTGATTTATCTGATATGGGTTGTTTTTCACTAACACCACACGACTTAATTGAGAGTGGAATTGCAACAGAAAATCAAGTCAATGGAAACACATTCAAATCCTCAACAAATTTGAACGAACTACCACAAATAAAAACATTGAATAAAATTGTTGATATTTCACCACTTTGGGGTGATACCGATGTTTGTCAATTAGGGATAACAAGAGTTGACTTTGATTTAAAATCTGAAGCTAACATTAATATTGAACCCAAAGCCGTATTTATGGGTTCAATTATATCAACAACTGATGATGATTCATTAAGAGTAAGTTGTAAACCAAAAAACAATACTGGAAATCTTTGTGAGTTAATTGCAGGTCCAGGACAAATATTATCAATAAGACAGACAATAAATGTTGATGTTAATGGACTTCCAATTTTAGAAGAATTCAAATTACCAAATGGTGGCAAAATTATCGATGGTGATGGTTCATACCTTGTAAATCTACCAATGAATTTGGATTATGTATTTACAAATGAATTTGGCGAACAATCACTATCAAACGACCCAAAAGTTGGGATTCCAACAAAAGCAAGATACAGATTCAAGTTCAAGTGGGAAAATGAAGGCGGTTTACAAAATGAAGTTCTTAGAGCAAATTATTTTGTTCCAAACATTAAAGAACATGGGTGGACTGCTTCAACTTATAATAGTGACCCACTGAAAACTGGTATAGTACAAACTTTATCTGGAACAACACAAGGAGGTCAGAATACTCTTATTTTTGGTCCTCTTGGTGATAGTGGATTAGTTTTTGATGATTCGGTTAATTTATCAAGTTATTCTGTTGAAATAGGGCCAAATTCAGGTGGACCTTGGACGACATATTATGGTGATACACAAGTAATATCAACAGAAACACCAAATGATTTTGTAAATATAACTTTGGTTCCAGAAGATCCAAACCAACCCGCAACTATAATATATAAGTTTTATAATAAAGAATATTTGAATTTATTCAAATCATATTCATTTAGTTTAGACTGGGATGACTATGCAGACCCACAAGCGGCCTTAAGTTGTGAAGACACTTTTTATGAATTTCATTATAATAAAGTGTATACAACTGCTATGTTCCTTGATCGATATAAAAAAGGTCTTGGCCGAGCAAGACATCTTGGTATTAAAGAAATTGATAACAGAACTTGTAAATCAACAACAAACACATTTCCAGTAAATGATGCTATAAGAAATTTTGATTTTTTATTTTTTATATTTAATTTATTTATGTCTATTTTAACACCACTTGTTTTTGTTCCATTATTATTTATAGCACATTTAATATCTTTTATTTGGCCAATATTAAAAATCCTTCTAATTTTCTTAGGGATATATGTAACATATCTTGGTGTTGACGCTGGAGTTGACTTATATTACTATATCGGATCATTAGGTGATGCAAATTTTGCCGGACCAATAATCTCAATTTCAACAATTATACAAATCGGAAAACAATTTTTAAAAATGGTATTTATGATTGCAGCAGGATTAGCATTGATTGGTCTCACATTAAAATACTTAATCAATATTGATAATTTCCCAAGACTCGGTTTACCAATGTTATCGTATCCAGATTGTACAACATGTGATTGTGAATGTGGTCCAGCCGATTTTTCTGAAGCAAATAATATTAGTGAATCATCAATTAATCAAGAAATATTAAATGCACAATCTCAAATTTCTGTTGAGGACTTACCACTCGGAATTCCCACAACTGCTATCACGGATAATAGTTTTTTAGCACCTATAAATTTACCTTTAAATTATACAAAACTAACTCACCCTAATGTAACTCAACCAGACTTGAGTTCAGCAATTTTAGGTCCTTATTATTGTATAACAACCCCCTCTTGTATGCCTCCTTTGTCTATATTTGAACCTGTTGCTTGTGGTTATAAATCATTAAGTTATGCAATACAAGAAGGGTGGATTGAAGATAATGTATTAACATCTGCTACACTAGGATTTCAAAGATTGTTTAGTGGTAGCGAATCTTTGGATTCAAATGATGATTATTATGGAATACCAGGAAATTATTTTTTGCATGCACCAAATCATTTTTTATTTTCAGCACAGAAAAAAAATTTTATAAATCATAGATTTTTTGCAAAACCTTTTACCGAAACATTATCTCAAAAACTTAATGAATTTAATTTAAGACAAAAATATTTTGACAATGTAAATAAAATTGAAGTAACATTTAACAAACCACAAAATAATACAAAACATCAAGATCAAGTTTTAATTGTTTTAGCAAAACGAGGAACACTAGGACAAATAGGTGTTGGAAATTTATTCACCTTCCAAGAAGGAAAATTATCATTATGTAATCAAAATTTAACTGGTACAAGTTTTCACAATGGGGTTAATTTTTCAGAAAATCAATTTGGTAATAATGCTGTAACAGGTACAAGTGTGACAGGATCAACTATCGTTACAGTACGATACGCTCAGTCTCATAATTCAAATTCAGAGGTTCAATATACACTAAGTAATACCGGTCAAACAGAAACATATTTAAAGTATAATATTGATTTAGAATATTTTCAGATAATATCTGGTTATACCTATTCACAATTTATATCTTTGGCTGACTTTACAAACCCCCAAGATTTCCCAAATAAATATTTACAACACGATAGTACTTTTGTTTATAGAAATAAATGTGATATATTGAACAATCCACCACTTGGGTCTTATCAATATGAAAATTATCTAAAAATTATTGAAGAAATACCACAATATGGTAATTTTGAAATTTTAATTATAACAAGAGGTGTTGACCCACATTCACCAAAACAATATAATCGTTACGATTTATCAAGGATATTTGGTAAAAACTTTGGATTAGGACCAATTGTTGATGGTGAATATTTTTTAAATATACCAATAAAGGGTCAAAATGTTGGTGTTAAGCCAATATCACACTTAATAACACAAAATGATTTACCATCTAACAATTTATATTTTGAACCATATAATTTTAAAATAAGTGAAACATACGTTGTTAGTGGTGTAACTTGTAATGAATTTTCTGGATTTACATCAACACTACCTTATTATTATTTATGTCCTGATGAAAGTATTGCAGCAAACTACTCACCAGCACCACCTTCATTTGGTTTTGATAATATTGTAACATTATCACTATCACAACATACTGTGTTTAATAATAATAGTAAAAGAGCTTTATTATTGCCAACAGTGAATAATACAATATACACACCATTTGTTACAACACCATTAAAGTCTACAACTAATTATTATTTTGCCGGA